CCATCTTATTATTACTACATTGCTTGGGATACTCAATACAACGGATGGGTCTATTTCAGGATGATTGATTCAAATAGACCGATTTATTCAGGTATGACCTCACCCTTACCAGTTCAGTATGCGGGAATTTACACTGGTACAACATTTATTGGTGATACTGCGTATCCGATTTTAGAAAATCCTATTTATCCATTATCCTTCAATGCGATGTGGTCATCACCTTGTCCTTCACCAACTCCGATACAACCAACTCTTACACCCACACCAACAATAACAAATACTATAACACCTACTCCAACTATTACTTGTCCTACAACGACACATTACCTCAAATTCGTAGCAGTGAATCCAAATCCACCCACAGCAGAATTGTCTATTTGGTTGGATTCTGCCTTCACTATACCAGCCGATGCTCTGTGTAATTATCGCGTGACTGGTCAGGTTCTCAGCAATTTTGGTAATGCCTATGCCATAAACCAATACATATTTGAAGGAAACCACTCATTGTTATACAATTTTCCTGCTTGGACTATGTCTGGTGAAACGACAGTATCAACAACAATTGTTGGAACTCCGACAACATCAGGTTGTACTTGTCCTGTTATTTTATCTACGGGAACAACAGTTACACCAACACCGACATCTACTCCAACATTAACACCAACACCAACTCTCACAAATACACCAACGGTGACACCGACACTCACACCTTCACCTGCTGATGTATTCACAGTAGGTCGTGGATTTGATTACCCTGCGGAAACTATCTTATATGACAGTAATACAAGTAGTATTTTCGTTGGTGGGCAGTTCTCTTTTTGGAACGGTAGTGTATCAAGATACATTACGAAAATGAACACCAATGGAACTATTGACCCAACATTCAGTTCAGGTTTCAGTACGGTTACAACAAATAATGGAATCTATACAATGGCGGTTGATGGAAATTACTTGTGGTTAGGTGGAATATTCAACCAGTCTTACGGATCACAAACCGTAACCCGTATTGTAAAAATAGACACTACAACGGGTGTTATTTATCCAGGTTTCACAACAGGAGCAACTGCTAATAGTACTGTGAGTAGTATTGTAATGGATGGTAATAAAGCAGTCATAACGGGTGCCTTCACCACATACGGGGGTGCTACAAGAACAAGAATTGCTCGTGTAAATATTGACGGTACATTGGATACAAGTATCACATTTGGTTCAGGTTTCAATAACCCTGTCAATAAGATAATCAAGAACAACGCAGGTAATTATGTGGTTGTTGGTTCATTTACTACATACAATGGAATTACCGCAAATAGAATTGTAGAATTGAACCCATCAACTGGTGCTGATACAGGTTTCTTTGGTAGTGGATTCAGTGGTCTTGTTCAGGATATTGCCTACGATAGTGTCAATAATATTTATTATTGTTTGACCAATGATACGATAACTTTCAGAGGTGGAACGGCTAATCAAATACATAAGATAGATGGATCAGGTACTGAAGTAGGTACTATGTCTCTCATAACAGGGGTTATTCCTACTACACTATATTTGGATTATCCAAATGATCATTTATATATGGGTAGAACGAACTCTTCGTCTCCTTCGTTCCAAAGAGCGGTCGCATCCACTCTTACAAGTGATACAACCTTCAATAGTAATATCTTTGGTACCAATAATGGTCCAACAGCGGCTGCCAGGGATTCTGTCATCGTATTGAATACAAAACCATATATGGTTGGTCTATTCACATCGTTCTACAATCAGAACTATAACCACATAATTCGTGCTAATTCAGACGGAACTAATAACTCAATCTAATGATATATCTACAACAATATCAGAATAACACAGTACCCGCTGTTTGTAGTAGAAATGGATTCTTAATGGATCCAAATTATCTATGGGATGTCACCCATAAATTGTCAGGGCAGAACTGGCAATTTATTCCATTTAGAATTCCACCAGCAACGGATTATAAACCTGGTTATGATTTATTCTGTATTCAAGTATCAGGGGGAACTCAAGTATTCACAGGAGCCACAAGTTGTTCAAATACCGTGAATGTTGATCTAATACCTGGTGAATATTTCATCAAGATTTACGAACAATATTCTACATCAAATCTAATCCCGTCAGAAGATGATGATATCGTATATGAAACAATAATGTGGGTAGTTGGTATCAATCAAAATCAACCAATCACTTATAGCGGGAATAGTGATATATTTATTCTATATAACGAAAATAATGATTAAGGTAGATAGTTTTTCATTTAGTGGATACGAGACCATAGCCTTCGTGGAGAAAATCCAAAGAGGGGAATATTTTGTGCGATGGGGTTTAGACAATATGGAAGTAGAGAGATGGTATCTTTATTCTATGGACGCATCCCCTGTACATAGTGCCGCAATCCAATCCAAAGTAGATAATGCTTCGGGTAAAGGATTTACAAAAGATTATAAGATCAATGGCAAACAATACCTAAATGATGTTATAAAACAGATGTTTTGGGAGTTTATTGTATCAGGTAATCTATTCTTGGAGATAATTTGGAAAAACGATCGTAGTCAGGGTATTGCTGGTTTCAAGGTTATACCATCAAAGTTTATGAGAGCCAAAGCACCTGAGACCACAGAACTTACAACCGATACTTGGTTGTTCTGTAAGGATTGGGCTAACTACAAAAAAGCGGGGGTTATTGAGTTCAAAGAGTTCAATCCAAGTGATTACGAAAATAGACAGATCCTTCATATCAAACAATACCAACCTGGTTACTTGTTTTACGGGGTTCCCACCTATCTTTCATCCCTTCTTGATATCCGACTATCAAGAGCGATCTCTGAGTACAACTTGGCTAATATTCTCAATGGAGCATCTCCATCACTTTGGGTACATTTACCCCAAGCACCTGATTCACAAAATGAACAAGAGGACATCCTTCAGAGATTGGAAGCAAGATATCGTGGAGCACAAAACGCTGGTCGTATTGTTGTTTCTTATGGTGACCCTGGTGAAAAACCTGAAATCACACAAATACAACAGACATTACAATCAGGTATGTTCAGTGAGATTTTTGGATTGGTAAGAGAGAATATCTTATCGGGTCATAAGATCCCTGATCCTTCTATTTTGGGTCTTCCATCCCCAAGTGGATTTGCTTCACAAGCCGAGCAATTGACAACAGCATTCAATCTATTTATGAATACCACGATTATACCTCTACAGGAGTTTATCATTCGTGAGATTGAGCCAGTCGTTCAACTTATCTATCCTGATGAAAAGGTTAAGTTGGAAATTCACCAAAACAAAATCCTGACACCAGATGATCTATAATGTTTTATTAATCACAGAACAAAAACTGAAAGAAAATACTCCGATCAACGACAATGTTGATACGAGTGAATTGAGATTTTCAATATCTCAGGCTCAGACAATTTTTATCCAAGAATCATTGGGTACAAACCTTTATGAGTATATCTTAGGGTTGGTTCAAAATGGTGATATTGATTTACCACAATATTCAGATTACAAAGATTTACTTAGAAACTTTATACAACCAACTCTAATAAGTTATGCTTATTATCTGGCACTTGATAATTTTTATATCAAGTTTATGAATATTGGACTTGTTCAAAATAGATCAGAACAAGGTAACCCAACTGATATAAGAACCCTTACTTATCTAAAGAATAATGCTAAGGACAATGCCCAATTCAATGACAACTTACTTCGTCGTCATTTGGTATTCAATAACTGGAAATACCCACAATATACTGTTACAACCAACAATGGACAATTGATCCCTGAGTTTGGTGGAGCATTCAAATCACCGATTACATTACCGAGTAATGGGAGATTTTCATCAAGAAATGGTTCGGGATTGAACTTGGGAACTGGTAGTGGTTACTCAGGAAGTAACTGGTATGGATGTCCTTATCCCGAGTGGTACGGTGGTCCTGGTTCAGGAGAATAACCTCTTCTTACCATTATAAATATTTTTTATGTGTCTAACTCCGACACTATATTTACTTGCTATTTCTTGAAAATCAGGTTCTATATTGTTCTCCTTACAATTTTTGATGAATAACACGATGTGATCAGGTACTTTCGCTCTTGAGTGTCTTTCACCCATTTCTTTCCGTAAGATTGTTACTGAATGTTGTGAATTTTCTTTGTGAGTAACCCATTCAAGATTTTCAACTGAATTATTGAGTTTATTACCATCAATATGATTTACCAATGGTTTGTTTTTAGGGTTATCCAAATAGCATTCAGCAACTATCCTATGGACATAATGTGTTTTAAACACACCATTATGATAAATAGAAACTGATAGATAACCACGAGTCATTTTGGATTGTGAAATCTTTTTTCCATTTTTGTGAATACTACCATCTTTATCCACATAATAATTTGTATTTCTAAATTGTTTCATATTCAAAGATATAAACTTTATTGTTACTGGCAAAATAATTTTGATATTTATTGTTATGACAAAAGACCAAATACTTTCCTTAATTAGACACACCCTTACTTTTGTGGGTGGTGTTTTCATTAGTCAAGGGATACTTGATAACTCCGTATCTGAACAGATCATCGCAACCACAATAACATTGATAGGTTTGGTATGGGGAGTACTTGAAAAAAAGAAAGGGGTATAACTACCCCTTTTTTTTGTTTTCAATATGGTCTTGTACTTTGGTCATTTTTTCTTTGATTTCTTTGGTATAACCATTTACAACATAATCTGTAAGGATTTCTGTAATCCCAATTAGTTCGGGAAGGGTTATACAATGACCACAAGAGTTAGCCCACTCCAATAGTAATTTACTCTGACTCTGACGAGCAATTGCGTATGAGGTATCGTTCTTATTTGTCATTGTAGTGGAAGGTATTAGAGATTATCTCATCAACAGATGATCCAACGAGTTGAGCAAAATACAATTCTTCTTTGAGGATTGTTCTTTGGGATTGATAGACTGGTAAGGTCATTACCATCTCTTCTTTGTTTCTTTTCATAATGTTAGGTTTTATAATACAAATATAGTTCTTATATCTGACAAGTCAAATATTAATCACAATTCTTATTGTCCATCCACCAGTATTATTTAGGAAACTTGACTCAATATATTCTGAATACTCATTGAGTTTGTCTATGGTAATGTTATAGGTATCCACGACCCTGTTTTCTTTCATTACAGAGACGATCAGATAATTTTGGATAGATGGTTCATCTTTTATCTGTTCTTTCATTAGAAATGAATTTTCTTGATAATTCCATCGTTTATTGTTTCTTATCAAATTGATATTGGATCGGGATACATTGAATATATCTGCGATTGACTGATCTGTCATACCAGCAGATATCATTTGTCTAATATCCTCTACCTTTTCTGTAGTAAGTTTGTTTGTGCCGATCATATAGGTTGTGTTTTTTTATAAATTGTTCATTGATTGATTCTTCTGAATTGACATCATACCCAAGCAAAGATAAGATCCTCAATGAGTGTTCTATATCAACCTCAGAATATTCGGGGTTTTTCATTCTTTGGGAATTACAATAACGACAACGATAATCCAAACCAGTAGGACTGCGTTTATTCTTTTGAAAGTCAGCGGCTGATCTATAATTCTTTTCAATATTACACCAAGCCATAGGTCCTTCTTCCGTTTCAATTAATCGTGGTCGGTCTCTATTATTCATATAAATCTAATTTTCCGTGTTTGTATAATCGTCTTTCAAGTTCTTTTGCTCTGGTTAGAGTAGGTAGTTTTACCTCACTCCATCTCTTTGAATTTAAGATTTTGGTGATATGACCCCTTGTACAATCCATAAGGTCAGATATGTGTTGATGGGTGAAACCAATTGCTCCCCAATACTTGATGAGTTCAATGTGACGACTTGTTAATTTTTGTTTTGCCATTGTTATTATAGGTTATGTTTTTTATTGAACTGAATATGAACGGGTAGAGAATCAGGTCCTATCTCATAACCCAAGTTTTTCAGAACAATCTGTGTTTCATAAAAATGTTCTTCTTTCAGGGGATCAAGTTTGATATAATCCATTTCTCCATTATCATCATCTTCTTTACGAGTATAATGTTCTTTACACTTGGTATCAATCCTAAATGGACCAGTCTTAGATGTGTAAAACTCTTCTTCAGGTTTATAAGTTCCACATATCCTACAGAAATAAACCCACCCATCTTGAGTGAGCATTCTTCGTTTTAGATATCTTTCAAATTCAGCCATATAAAATAAATATACAACAATCTTGATAAATTACAATAGTTCCGTATATTTATGTAAAAATAATTCTATGGACAAAAGAAATCAAAACAAAATGAGTATCCTAATTGATAAAGAACTCCACAACAAATACAAGATATATTGTGCTATACATCGTCATAGTATGGTTGGATTAGTTGAACAAATGATTATTGAAAAAATGAATCAGAGTGAGAACTGACTTAAAAAATAAAACCCATAGTGTAACTCCTATGGGTTTTGAACTCTTACCTTCTAAAGTTTGGGACTTGTATAAGAGTTATGCTTTACAGATAACTTGTTTTCCAAGAAGGGTTATTTGTCTTTTAGGTAAAAAAATCAAGTCCCCTCTAGATGCTGCTAGTGCTGACACTAGTCTGACGACATCTAGGGTGACTGACCTTTTAGACCTTTCGTCTTTTGAGGCTCACAACGCTGACAAGTCCCTGAGAAGCAGCAAGTGTGATTTAACAATCCCTTCTTGTCTTGGAGGGTCAAGTTACCAACCCTTTATCCAATCTTGATTATAAATATCACGAACAACAAAAAAAAAGAAATCATAAAA